TGTTGGAAGCTTGCAAAAGATTATATCAAAGGTGTCGAGGATGAAAGTATAACCACAAATAAGTGGATAAAGCTTGCTGTAAAACGACACCTTACTGATCTTAAAAGAGAAGATTTAATTTATAATGTTGAAGATATAGAAAGAGTTTTTAAATTCTTCTCCTTTATAAATGTCAACCACGAAAATGTCTACACTCAATTTCCAATGTTAGGGTATCAAGCTTTTATGTTGATGAACCTATTTGGATTTTATGTTAAGAAAACTTTAAGAAGAAAGTATAGATATGCGTTTCTCTTCGTAGCGCGAAAATCCGGAAAAACTTCGTTTGCCGCAGCTCTACAGTTATATGGCCTTATAGGAGATGGAGTTATTAACCCACAGAGCCTATTAGTAGCCTCTTCAAGGGAACAAGCGTCAATAGCTTTAGGTTATATTACTTCTATGGTACAACATTCATCAGCGATGAACAAAAGATTAGTTGCTCAGCGTTATAGAATTATACCAAGAGACCCAAATGACCAAGCATATTGTAAAACATTAGCATCAAACTCCAGTAGATTAGATGGTTATTCAGCCTCAATGGCTATTCTGGATGAGGTTCACGCCTATCCTGATGACTCTCTTTTCAATGTAATGAAATCTTCTACTGGAGCAAGGGAGAATCCACTCATCTTCTTGGTCTCCACCGCTGGATTCTCCCTTAATTCTTTTTGTTATGACTACACCGAATATTGTAAAAATATTCTTAAAGGAGACATAACAGACGACTCAACATTTCCACTTCTCTATATGTTAGATGAAGAGGATAAGATTAATGACACTTCAACGTGGGTGAAGGCGAACCCCGCCTTGGGTGTCATTAATCATAGTGAAGATTTAGAATTAGAGTTTAACCAAGCAAAACATAGAGGTAGCCAAATGGCTAATTTCTTAACGAAACATTTAAATCTTTATGTTGAAAGTGAAATGGCTTGGATACCAGAAAGTAAACTCAAACCTGTATTTAGAAAAGTAACAGAAGAAGAATTACTTGGAAGATCTTGTTATGCAGGTCTTGACCTTTCATCAACAAGAGACTTAACATCATTAGTACTTGTCTTTAATGTTGAAGGTAGATTTAAAGTCCTACCTTATTTCTTTATGGTTAATAACCCTGAAAAGTTGTTAAGACCGGGAGGGATAGATATAAAAAGGTGGATAGAAGACGGTCATATTATTCAATGCAAGACAGAAACTATAGATTATGATCTTATAAGAGATAAGATTACTGAATTAAGTTCAAAATTTGTTATTGAAAAAGTAAATTATGATAAGTTTAACTCCGCTCTTATTGTGCCTAAGCTTATAGAGTCCGGTATACATTGTGAATCTTTCGCACAAACCGCACAAAAGTTTAATGAACCGTTAAAGTATTTAGAGAAATTAATATATGATGACACCATAGATATGTCGGACAACCCGGCTATGTTATGGAATATGCGTAATGTTATTCTTTGGATAGACGGTAATGGCAATTGCAAAATAATGAAGAACAAATCAAAAGATTCTGTTGATGGAGTTGTCTCACTTGGTATGGGAATTTCTGCATATATAGATTTTCATAAATATGATTACGATGCTTAATTTTTAGCGAAATATATAAAATAAACACCTTAATATGCCGAATTTATTCCAAAGAATGTTTACTTTCAAGTCTCCAGAGCAACAAGACGTTGTGATTACAGGAGATGAAACAGGCTACGTAGAACAATGGTATAACAAAAACACATTTAACACTGACAATGCTGATAAAATATCTACAGTTTTCACCTGTATAAAGATATTAAGTGATACTTTATCAAGACTTCCTTTAAATGTATACCAATCTTCCAAAGAAGATGGACGAACTGTAGATAAATTAGACTACAGATACAACCTTCTACACTACAACCCTAACAACTACACTACCTCTCAATCTTTCTTTGCCGCAATGGAGTACTATAGAAATCTCCACGGTAATGCTTTTGCAAAGATTATAAGGAACCCAGGCTCAGGAAGAGTTACAGCCCTTGAAATTCTACCAGCAGGTAGCGTCATTGGTTATTCCAAAACAGGTGGACAACTTTATTATCTTTATCAAAAGAAGAGCGACACAGGAGTAATAATGGAAAACATAATGCTTAATGCGGATGATGTTTTACATTTCAAGATGATAGCAAAGGATGGAATATGGGGAGTTTCTCCATTAGAAGCCTTACGTTTAAATCTTTCTACAACTTGGAAAGGTATGAATACTATAGATAAATTCTACGAAAACAATGCTGTTGCTCCTAAAGCTTTAAAGAGTATGATACCTGATGCCGCTTATAGACAAAAAGCAAAGGAAGCGGTTAAAGAATTTAAGAAAAAATATGCAGGACCAAAGAATGCTGGTGAGATGATCATTCTTCCTGAATATACAGAGATACAGGAACTTTCCCTTTCAATGGCTGATGCTGAATTTATTTCCACCATCAAATTCAATTCCAATCAGATAAGTGCTGTATATGGGGTCCCACCCCACCTCGTAGGGAATTATGAAGCAAGCAAATTCAACAATGTCGAACAACTTCAACTTAACTTTAAAGCAAACACAATGGATGCTATTGCTCGTATGTATAGACAAGAGATGGAATTTAAACTTTTGACTACTACAGAAAGAGATTCAGGTAGAACTATTGAATTTAACTTTATGGCTTTCGTTGAGACTGATGCTAAAACAAGATTTGAAGGTTATAAGACAATGTTTAACTTAGGTGTGATGACTCCTAATATGATAGCCAAATTAGAAGGTGCTATGTCTTATGCAGGTGGAGATACTCACTTTATACCTGCTAACTTTATGTCAGTTGAAGGATATGAAGAGAGACAAAAGAAACCGGAATAAATAAAATAAAGACGAACTATGAAATTCGAAAAAAGATATAACCAAGATGATGAATTTAGAGCCCTTGAAGAAGATGGCAAGAGATACTTATCTGGATATGCTGCAAAGTTTAATGTTAGATCTAAATTACTATTTGAGAATGGTAAACTTTTTAATGAGGTCTTGCAAAGAGGAGCTTTTGATGATGTATTAAAATCAGAAGACTTAGATGTTATTTTAACATTTAACCACTCCAAAGATAAAGTAATGGCCAGGACTACTTCTGGTACATTAGAATTAAATACGGATGACGTCGGCCTTAGGTTTAAGGCTGAACTACCAAATAATGTTTCATATGCAAATGATACCTATGAGCTTGTGGAACGCGGTGATTTGAATGCTAATTCATTCGCTTTCGCTATAACAAAAGAAGGACAACTCTGGACCAGGGACGACGAAGGTAACTCCTTACGTACAATCACCCAAATAAAGAGATTATCTGATGTATCTGTTGTAACCTCACCTGCTTATCCTGAAACGGAAGTAGCAGCAAGGGCCTTGGAAGAGGCTGAAGTCGAAGTAGAAGAAGAAACCCCTGAAATAGAGGTTAAATCTGAAGAAGAAGTTGATGACACTACCCAAGAAATATTAGATGAGTTAGACAAACTCAAAATGAAAATCAAAATAAACAAATTGAAATGAAAAAAATTAACGATTTAAAATCAGAAAGAGCAGAAAAGATTTCTGCAATGGAAGCAATCACTAACACTGATTTGACTGACGAAACAAGAAGTGCTTTTGATGGCCTTCAAGCTGATGTTGAAGAATTAACTAAAGATATCGTACGTGCTGAAAAGCAAGAAGAGGTAAATAAGTTAGTTGCTGAAAGATCACTTGAAACTCCTGAAGAAGTTGCTTCAACCGAACAAGCAAGATATGTACAAGCTCTTGTTAGATTCTTTAATGGTGACGGTGTTGCTGAAGAATTTAGAGGTTATAAGAATGGTCTTGAAATAAGAGATGATTTCTTAACAACTACAGACGCTGGCCTTATCATAAAAGATATGGAAAGCACTCTTAATATTGCCAAGCACGTACCTCTTTTAGGTAAGATTGGTGGTAAGAAAATGCCTAATATGAAAGGACAGTTTGACTTAACAGCTATGGCTGAAGTTACTGCTGCTTTCGTAGCAGAAACTGTTGCTGTACCAGATGCATCAGCTGACCCTGTAACACCAGTAACACTTGCTCCTCGTAGATTAGGTGCTTATCAAGTTGTTTCCGTAGAAGCTCTTGATTCCACTAAACCATCTGTATGGGCTGGTATAGTACAAGAAATTCTGGATGCTTGGGATAGAAAAGTATCTTCAGATGCTATTGCACAAACTGTGCTTGACGCAAATGATGCTTCTACCTCACAAGCTGGAACTAACCTATCATATGCTGACATAATTGGTTTACAAGCCAATGTAGGTGATGTAAATATAGTAAACGGAGTTTATTTAACTACTCCTGCTATTGCTGCTAAGCTTGCCGCAACTGTTTCTTTAACAGCTGTTGAAGGCCCAGTATGGAAAGGCTCTATTTTCGAAGGAACTATGGCTGGAATTAAAGCATATGCATCTTCTGATGTACCAGCTAACCACTTAATTTATATTGATGCTGCCAAAATAACAACAGCGGAATTTAGACCTAAGACTCTTCTTAACAACCCATTTGAATATGATGTTGAGGGAAAATTAAAGGTCACTGTTTCTGGTGAGGTTGATTCTGGATTTGGAAACTATAGGTTTGCATCCTTTATCCCTGACTGTTCAGTAGTCTAATATACTTAACGGAATAATAGGTCAATATGAGGGAGAGAAAGGCTCTCCCTCTTTAAAAATAATTATAGATTATGCCAATTCAGAAGACAAAAACTGATTATCCAATCACATTATCTAAAGCCAAGATACACCTTAGGGTTGATATTGACTATACTAATGATGATGCCTATATCCAAACATTGATAAAGGCTGCTACCAGACAATCTGAGAATTATATAGGGAAGGATCTTGCTCTAACAAGTAATGTTTCTTCTATATTTGATTTTTCAGGAGACACTATACGTATAAATGAAGGTAATTTTGTTTCTGTTGAGAATGTTATTACTGACACTTCTACCTTGGTTACGGTTAATACAACCAAAATTTATGATAATTCTTTTGTATTACTCTTAAACGAACAAGTAAATTCTACTACTGAATATGAGCCTTTACAGGTTGAATTCACTACAGGATATACTGATCAAACCGTACCTGAAGAAATAGCTCAGGCTATTTTGATAAAGATCGGAAATATGTATGATATTGATAGAGAAGATGGGGGAAAAGAGAAAAAAGAACCTATTGACTTTGCATCTAATTCTTTATTGAATGCACATAAAATAATACTTTGGTAATATGTTAGCATCACAACTTGATAGATTAATCACCATTGAAAAAGAGCAAACTACAACAAACGAAGTTGGCACTCCCACTGAAGGATATTGCTTCTGGAAGGAGACCAATGCAAATGTTAGAGTTATGACTGGAGCTTCCGAATATGGAACTGAAGGAACATTGCCCTTTACAAGAGTTGAATTTACTATTCGGTATGATCCTGCTATAAATTACAAATGTAGAATTTTATTTGACAACCAATATTATGAAATAGGTCATTTAGAAACCATTGGTAGAAAACATTGGTTAAAGATTCGGTCCATTGTATGGGAAGGAGAACTTTCAAATGGCTAAACAAGATGGAATACAATATGACGTAGAAGGCGTTAAGGAAATTACTGAAATGCTTGATGAGTTAGGCTATAAAATTAAATCACAGGTTATTAGGTCATTTAATAGAAAAGCTTTAACAACTCAAATAGTAAAACCTTTAAGAGCGGCTCTACCATATAGTTCAGTTAAAAGAGAAATTAAAGTACAGAATACAAGATATAACAATAACACTGCAGTGGTGGCTGGTCCAACAAGCAAAGTATTTTATGTTAGGTTTCTGGAAAAAGGTACAAAACAAAGGAAAGGTCCAAGAGGGGCTATTATGCCACGACCTATTATAGAACCATTTGTAGATGGGCAAGTAAAATCAGTTATTAAGTTTACTTCTAAGGAGTATGGAAATGAAGTAGAACGAATTATGAAAAAGAAATTAAGAAGAAAGATATGAGTTTTGCAACAGATTTATATACGATAATGACTGGGGATGCTTCCCTAAATGCAGAAGCTACTGGAGGGATTTTCTATGAAAATCTCGAAGACAACTTTGATTTAGCTAAGAAATGGATTTTATACCATTTCCGCAAAGAACAACAAATTGATTGTCTTGGAATAAAAAATGCTTATACAGAATATGAAGAAACTATTACAGTTATTGCAACCAATACTGTGGATGTTTTAGATATTTCTGACCAGCTTGTAACATATCTAAATGGAGCCGCTTATGGTGAAGTTGTTGATATAACATTTACAGGAGATGGGCACAGTTTTGACCAAGATAAAAACATATATATGAACACTTTGACATTCAATGTTATTGGAGAGTAAAGAGAAATATATAAAATATAAACATAAAATAAACAAATTATTATGGCAACACCATTATTTTCAAAAAGTATAGACATTACAATCGACGGGTCTGTAATTGCTTGCGCCACAGATTACTCTTTAAGTATTACAAAAGACTTTATCGAGGTGGCCTGTATGACAAGCACAAACAACTCTAAGCAACAAATTCCTGACTTATATTCTTATACAATATCAGGTTCAGGACTTATATTTAGAGACAGTGATGTTTCTTCAAGCCAAATTGGTTTTTCCTCTATGGTAAACAATATGGTTGGTGGAAACGCTGACGCATCAATTGGATGGGCTATTACACCGGATGTAGCTTCACAAACTTTTTACTCAGGAGTTGGTTATTTCACTTCTCTTTCACAAGATGGAGGAGTTGGAGCAGCTGTCACCTACAGTTATGAGATTGTTGGAGAAGGAGATTTAGTAGTAGATGTAACAGCAGCTTAAAACTATTTCTTATGATAAAATATCTCAGTTATAAGGGGAGGGAGATTCCTTTCCTTATAACTTTTTCAACCCTTATTGAATTTGAGGAGTTGACAGGAAAAGACTTTATGGAGATCTTCAATAGCGGAGCTAACGTTATTACTTTAGCTAAGCATTTTAGGCTTATAGCAAAGTTGGGTATTAAAACAGCTTATGCTCAAAAGAAACCTAATGTGTTTAAACGACTATGGAATGTTATTACAACAGGTCATTGGATAGGTCTTAAAGATGAAGATTATGCTCATATTAGAGATCAACAGTGGACAGAGTTAATTTCTTTAATTCCCACTTTCTTCTACGACATTACTAATCAAAGTGAAGAGAAATCTGCTGAGATTATTAATGACCTTAAGAACGAAAAAAAAAAAAAAAAAAGACTACGTAACTCTTAGGCTGACTGCCAGAGTTAGATTCAATATCAAAAAGAAAGAATTCCTCGGGCTGACGTTCAGGGAATTTCAAGATATGAACACTATTTTTAGTAATGACAAGAAAGAACATATCATAGCTCTATATGAAAGTATGAGGCTCCAAACTTATTTCCAATTCTCATTACAAGCGTCTAAAAAACACGCAAAGTCTTTTGACCAATTTTGTAAACAACTTATGCCAATGCAATGGGATGAAAAAGTTGTTGTTACTGCTGAAGAAGTGGGTGCTATAGATTGGGCCGAAAAGGACCGAATATATAAAGAAAGAGCGGCCAAACCGAAAGTGAAGGCTAAGATTACTTAACAAGACCTCGAAAGGGCACAGATCTAATCTGTTAAAATAAATTATTATTATGAAAAATGAAGACTATAGAGGTGTGTATTCGTCTCAGTATTTCTCTTCTGAAATGCTAAAGTATGGGGCAGATAACCCCCCTGTTTATGTGGCAATCTACAAAGATTTAGAAGCCCAAATAGACAGAGTTATCAAATCACAAAGACTATACGAGAAGAAAGAGATGGGAATTGAGGTTAAAATTATACCTAAAGATGACCAACTCCAAATTAGAATGGGAAAGTTTGCTTATACGACTGCAGACATTTTCAGGGAAGCTGATGCTCGACACGAAAAATAATACTACAGTATGGCAAAAGTAATGACCGATCTGGAAATTAGATTATCTGCTCAGATAGCTGATTTAAAAAAGGATCTAAATAAAGCAAGTGGACAGTTAAAATCCTTCGAAAAGAAAACAGAAAAGGGTAGTAACAAAATAGCTGGTGCATTTAAATCTATGGGGCCAGCTATTGCTGGAGCGTTTGCTGTTGCAAAATTAGCTCAGTTTGGTAAACAATTACTTCAATTAGCTCTTGAAGCTGAAGGTGTAGAAACAGCATTTAAGAAAATTACTAATTCTGAAAGAGTGTTAGTTGATTTAAAGAAAGCTACTAAAGGAACTGTTTCCGAATTAGAATTAATGAAACAAGCTATTACCGCCCAAAACTTTAATATTCCTTTAGATGCTTTAGCAAAAGGTCTTGCGTTTGCAACACAAAGAGCTGCAGATACAGGACAATCAGTTGATTATCTTGTAAACTCATTTACTGTAGGTTTGGGTAGAAAGTCTATTCTTATTCTTGATAACCTTGGTATTTCTGCTTTAGAATTAAAAGAAGCTGTTAAAGAAACTGGAGATTTTGCAGCAGGTGTTGCTGTAGTTATTGATAAAAATATGGCTGGTTATGCAGATCAAGTTGAAACAGCTGATGTGAAGCTTAAGAGAATGAATGCTACCTTAGAAGATACTAAACTTCTTGCTGGTAAAGTTCTTTTAGAGGGATTCGCACCTTTTATTGATAAAGCTAATTTCGTTCTTAAATTAAGAACTGGAGAATTTTATGCAGAAGCAGAACTCGCTGCTGAACAAGCACAAAAATTAGTAGATATTCTTGAGCAACTTAATACTTCTGGAAGTAAATCTGATGGAACTTTTGATGCTACTTCAATAGAAGAGCAATCAAAAGCACTTGAAAGATTAAACAAACAATTTCCAGGTTTTTTAAAGAATATAGCAAAAATGGAATTAACTTATGAGCAAATAGCTGAGATTGCGAAAGTTGGTTTCGAAATTGATATTAGAATAGATAAAGACATTGCTGAAGATCTTGATAAAGCTTTAAATTTAAAAACTCAACAAGCTGATATTGAAGTATTCACAGAAAAAATAAGAATATTACAAGCTCAAATTAAAAAGAAAACACTTAGCGAAGGATTCTTTCAAGAAGGAACTTTAATAGGGCCATTAAGTCTAAAAGTTGATGAAAAAAATCTTAAGAACCTTAAAGAGCAATTTGAGACTTTCTTAAATAAGGAAGATATTAAACTTAATTTTACAGTTGATGGTGATTTAACAGCAGAAGGACAAAAACTACAAGATTTATTTGAGTCATTATTTGATAAAGAGCCCCCAGCCGCTACAGGATTTGAAGACACAATTTCAGGCGTTGCTGAAGAAATTAAGAAGCTACAGTCTACAGCAGAAACATCTTTCCCAGCAACCTCTAAACTTTTACAGGAAATGAATGATAATTTAGCTCCTGGTAAAGAAAAGATTAAATCATTAGATCAAGTAAATGCTGAGATTGAGAAATTACAGAAAAAGCTTAAGGAATTAAAAGAGCTTGGTTTAAGTGATGGGTCTATAATTGGTGATCCTAAAACTATTGCTGATTTTGCAAACAATATTAAAGTATTAGAAACTCAAAAATTAACTGCTACTGGAAATGCTTTAAAAGAAATTAATGTTGAATTAGAAGAATTAGGAAAAACTAAAAAGAATTTAGAAGATCTTGGTATAGGTGAATTTAAAACAGGCTCTATTGGTGATATTAAAGGTATAATTGACCAATTAGAAAAAGTTAAGATTGGTGTAGACCCAGGAAATATAGCTACTATTGATGCAGCTATTGATGGGTGGCAAGCTAAATTAGATGAATTACAATCAGGTAATGTAGAGATATTTCCTGAAGGTTCAATAGCTGAAGCAAGACAAAAAATTAGTGAATTAGAAAAAGAACAACTAACTGCAGTCGGTGATAAAATTATAACTATTGGATATCTTATTGGTGACTGGCAGAAAATCTTAGATGATTTGAATTTTGACGGTTCAGTTAAAGATTTAGATAAGTTAACTGAAGGTGTTCAAGCTTTCCACGATGAAGTCTTAAAATCGGGTAACGATTTCTTAGACAGTGATAGTATTGGTGAAAGAGTTGCTAAGATTAAAGCTGGATATGCTTTAGAAATAGCCGCTTATGAGGAAATGCTTATCAATAAAGAGATTGCGTTAAAAGATTTTATTACAAAAGAGGAACAGTTAAATGCACAGAAAGAAGAAGAAATACAAAAAGTTAGAATAGCTGGTGCTCTAAAGTATATGGAAGTTGCGTCTTCTTTAGCTACAGGATTAGCTGATATTGTAGAAGCACAGAAACAAAGGGAACTTTCTGCAGTTGGTAACAATGCTAAGAAAAGAGAAAAGATTGAAGAGGCTTATGCTAAGAAGCAAAAGGCTTTAGCTATTATTGAAGCTATAATAAACACCGCAGTTGGTGTTACAGCAGCTATTCCAATAGTGCCTCTTATGATAGCAGCAGGGGTTGCTGGAGCCGCGGCCGTAGCGATCATAGCGTCCCAACCATTGGCTGAGGGAGGTATAGCTTATGGACCTACAAACGCTCTAATTGGTGAATACAGTAATGCCCGAACTAACCCTGAGGTGGTAGCTCCTCTTAACAAGCTACAAGGAATGCTTGGAGGAACGAATGGGGGTAAATATGAATTTATTATAGATGGGACCCAGTTAGTTGGAGTACTACAGAAACAAGAAACCCAAAATACTACATTTTAATGTCATATAACACAAAATACCAGATTAATTTCCATTCACAAAGAGGTGTAAACGGAGCAGTTTATCTTAAGAAAGATGGTTATGCTGGAGGAATTACTGAATTAAAGATGTCTCCTGGTGGTTTAAAGATTGACTACAAATTTGAAGATTGGTTTGAACCTGTCATTGGACAGTCTTGTACATTAAATATTCTTAATGATTTAGCTGATTATTATGACCTTGATGATTTGATGACATTAGATGAGAGAGAATTTCAAATAGTTGTTGATGCAAGTGATGCTGACGGAACATCAATAAATCTTTTTAATGGTTGGATTAATAGTGATACAGTGGAACAAAGATATTTTACAAAGTCTTTCTTTAAATTAACTGGATCTAATTATTTAAGTAAACTAACCGGAAGTATTCACCCTGAAATACTTGATAGCTCAACAAGAAGTTATGATAGACAAGCTTTAATGAATTATATTAATGAAGGCTTTCAATTAACTGGGAAAGATACCTCTATTTATGTTAACTGTACTTTAGAACCTTCTACTTTATCAACAATGGGAACAGACCAAACACTTTTTAATAGAGCCGCTATTTATCCTGAAGTGTTTTGGAAAGATAATGTAGATAGAGTGCCGGGATTAGAAATGATTGAAAAGATATTAAGACCTTTTGATTGTTATACATATGTGTGGGACAACAAGTGGTATATTGAAAGATATGCTGATGCAAGAAAAGATGATGGACAGAAAGAATATGTAATTTATAATAATGATGATACAAGTGTTGGGTTTGGAGATACATTTAACACAGACATTGTATCTGAACCGTCTACAAATATGGATGAATTAACATATACTAATTTCTCACAAAACAGAAGTTCGATTCCAGGCCTTAAGCTTCTTTCAATAGATTTAAAACAAGATTATTATGATAATTTAACTATAAATGAATTCTATAACCCAGCAATGAGAAATGTTGGAGCAGGTGTTAACAACTGGGCAGGACAAAGAAGATGGGATAGTATGGAAGGAACTATTTCTTCAGGTGGTGGACCAGAAGGATTAGCGACTGTTCATAATGCTGGCTTATTTAGTCCTTATCAACAAATAACGAGACCTGTTGTTATGTTACTTTATCCAAATGTATATTATGACTATGATGTAAATGCAGGTAATAATGACTCTTTAAAAGACTGGGGAATAGCTACAGTATTCGAATGTACTATAACAGACCCAGCAGATACTTCTTTAGGAACAACTTCTATAAGTTTAAGTTGGAAATGGGGATGTCAAACAACAGCTCAAGCTTGGGATTGGACAAATGAAAACTTAGTAGAATATAAACTACATTGGTGGTTAAACGTAGGTGGTATAACAAATGACTATATTATGTATGATGAGGGCACAAGTGAATGGTATGTAGATTATTCTGGAACAAGAGCTAATTGTGTTCAAACTATTACTGTTACTCCTGATGATTTAGACCAAACAACTGGTGTATATGAAGCACAAGTACAAATTCCATTAAGTGATGTTTCTGATGGTTATTATGGAGACACAAGCTTTCAATTTGCTATTGGTCACCCTACAGCAGAATGGAATAATGGTGATATTTACTTTGGGCAAGCGTCTTATGTAGGTGATGTTGGAATAGCTGTTTCTGGTGATTTACAAGAAAATAGATATGACTATGATGTGTCTATGTCAAACACTTTAAATGAAAAGAAAGTTGAATTAGATATTTTTGACTCTACAAACCTTGGTTTAAAGAATGGTTTATTTACAAGTTATAGCTGGCAAGACAAAACAGAACTTTGGACAGATATTGACCAATTAGAATATTATGACTTAGCCCAATGGTTAGCTAAAACTAAATTAGCACTTTATAACAGAAATAGAAAGAAAATAACTTCTGAAGCTAAATATGGAAGCTTCTTAAAACCATTTAGTATTTGGTATGACACTGGAGACCCTTCAATTAGACCTTATATCTTAACAAAATATTCATATACACCTGACCAAGATGAATATAATTTAGAATGGTGGGAATATGATAATGAAACTCAAATAGACTTAGAATAATGGGTATAGCTGTAAAAGAAACAAGAAAATTCGTAAGAAAGGATGCTGGAGCCACTGGAGGTGGAGATATTTATGTATTTGGTTCAACATCAAGCGGTGGTGGTGGAACAGGTGATTTGACTAATTACTACACAAAAGCACAATTACAAGCAGGTGCTCTTGACGATCTTTATATGGATGAAATAACAGGTGATGCAGAAAGAATGCTTTTTACATCAGCAGGTGGAGATGCTGCAGTTATTGGAGGTTATTCTATTGACGACCAATCAGGTTATGATGTTATAAACTTAGGTAGAACTGGAGATAGTGGAACACAAATCGTTTTAAAAGGGATTGGAAGTTTTAAGCCAGGTGCTACTGCAGCAATGAACATTTATGGTGGAGACGGTACAGTTGATGGTGGAGATTTAAACTTAGCTGGTGGACCAGCTGGAAGCGGTGTTGATGGAGATGTAAATATTGATGGAGAAATCATTAATATTGGAGATGGAGATACACCAATCTCTCTTAAAGGAGATGTTTCTATTGGCTTAGGTTTACAGGTAGTAAATGATGCTTCATTTGGCTCAAGTATAAATGTAATAAATAATGGAGTTTTTGGTGGAGATGTCTCTATAGGTAATGACTTATGGGTTACAGGAGAAATAAAGACAGATGATTATTTAGGTAAAGATGCTTTCTTTAGTGGATTTTTTGGGTCAGGTTATAGAGTTGAAAAAGATGATGATGGATACTATAGTGCAGAACTTGACAATTTAGTTGTAAGAAGAACTGCTCATTTTTATGAATTAGTGATTGACAAAATTAGAGCAACAAATGGCTCTCTTGTTGTTAGTGACACTGCACCAGCAGTTTATTCTAATGATGACACATCTATATTTACTCCTGCTGGTTTATATTGGGAGTCTACTGGAGCAAAGCAATATGATTGGTATTTCTATACAAGTCCATCAGAAAATGGATTATTAGAAGATGACTTAATTAAAGCGCAACAATTTAAAGGAGATAGAGTTGGACTGTATGAATATGTAGTACAAGATTTAGCAGATGATAATTCAAAGGTTTATGTAAGACACTTTGGAACTGAAAGAAATGATGGAGGTTCTGCTGCAGGAGAACAAGAATTAATAAACGGAGCTTCTCCAGATGATATGGACACTTGGAATGATGCTGTTTCTGGATATGATTGGGAAGGAGACCAAGGAGATTACTTTATAACAACAACTATTCCAATTAGAGGGGCTGGAAAAATTAGAGTTCAAGGAAACTTTAGTGATTCTATTGCAATTACAGGTGGTTTTTCTGTAACAGTTCAGGTTAGAGCTGCTGATGCAACACTTGGGACACCTATTTCTTCATTTGCTTATTTCTCAACCCCTACGGGTGGTGGGTCTGGCACATTTGATGTGGAAATGGATGTATTGTATGACTTAGGAGTAAGTACAAGATGGAATAATGTAAATTCTAAAATCTCATTTCATATTGGAAGTGTTGGAACTGCAAGGTGGTGTGATGAATTCAATGTAACATCTATAATGGATATGACTTTATCTACTGCAAATGGGACAGATAATCAAATAGATGGTTATGACTTTGTAAGATGGGGTAACTTAACAGATACAGATAGACAAGGTCTTGTTTACTTAACAGCATCAGATAGTGATGCTCCGTTCATCCAAATCCTTGATGAAATGGATACCTTTACTATAAGTGCAGCTAACCAGAAGGGAAGGTTTGGCAACTTAGAGGGCATCAATGACACCTACGTTGGAGGAGCTTTAGATGGTTATGGAATTTACACAGACAATGGTTACTTTAAAGGTACAATATGGGCAGCAGATGGTAGTATAGCTGGTTGGAATATAACTGAAGATTCAATTTATACAGGAACAGAAAAATTAACTGATGGATATGCTACCTCTGGATTAACTTTAGCTAATGATGGAGGTTTCCACGCAAAGAATGCTTATATAAATTCAGATGGAGATGCTGCTTTTAGACAAATAGAAGAAGCTGTTTTTAAGATAGACACTGATGACTATGGAATTAAGATTCAAGGTGGTCATATTTGGGAAAATGAATTAGACACTTCTGCTGGATATGTTTACATAAATTTTAAAGGTTATGACGGAGGTACTACTTTAGAAAGAAGTACTATAATTGGTAACGGTAGAGGAGGATCTATGATGACCTTTACTGGAAGAGAAGATTTATCTGGAACAGAAAGAACTATTAAAACAAGTGATCAAACACCTTTTAGAGTAGGAGGGGGTATTGGTTATATGACACACCGTACTGAAACAGGTTCAGGGATCACAAAAAACTACAGTAGGATAGTAAAATATTCCAATTTAACAGGCAAAACATTTAATATGACTGCCGACCCATTTCCTAATCAAGAAATTACAGTAGTAAATTCTGGAACAGTTACAATGGATGTTTCTGGAGGAGCAGCAGGAAATCTTTGGACTTCTTCAGCACAAACAACAATTACACTTGCAGCTGGAGGTTCATTAACCGCTTTCTATGACTGGGGTGGTACAGATCAACAAGGGAAAGATAATTATTATGATGCCAGGTGGCAAGTAACAAATGTATACACACCTTAAAATAAATTAAAAGATATGAAATTTTTAAAAGTAATGAAAAGTAAATGGTGGGATTTATATCCTATAGTAGCGTTTTTTGCTATAGCCAGTTTAGAAGGAAATGGATATTGGATTGGTGGTGTTTCACTGGTTTGGTGGTTATTCGTCCTTGCAATTAGATATTTTGTAAAATAAAAAGAAATTATGGAAAGAATGTACGAAAAAATAGCTCGTTTAGCAAAAGAAGCTAAAGAGGAAACTATTGAAAAAAGAACACTTGCTGAGGATGTAAAAGTTGTCAACAGAAAGAAAAAAATTAAAAAGACACCTCTAAATAAGGAGGATATATAAAATATAAAATAACGACTTTTTATGGCTAAGATTAAGGGAAGGATTATAGATTCTTCAACACGAGCCTGGATAGCCGACGTTATATCAAATTATGAGGGTGGAGTTTATGCCACTTATACATACGTTGACGGTTCATTAGCTCTGAGAGATGCCTCCATCGCTTGGTTAGATACAAACAAACTCGGAATAGACTCTTCTTTAAGCGATCTGTCTGACGTTTCAACTGATCAACCAGCAACAAATCAAGTGTTAGGATGGAACGGCACAATTTGGATACCAGTAGACTCTTCTTCTGTAGGAGGAGGTACTTCATACGCTTATGTAGATGGCAGTCTCGCTGCCAGAGATGCTTCAATAACATACTTATTTAATTGGAACATTGATCAAGATGGTAGTATAACTGCACTTTTTAATGAGAATGATGTTCAGAACATTGAATTAATAAGGTTAGATGGCTCTATAGGCGTCTTGTTCACTGAGGACCTTAGATTAGACGCTTCAATAGCAGATTTATATAATACCAAATTAGGGACAGACGCTTCACTGAGCGACCTCTCTGATGTCGACACGACAGGTGTCGGTGGTGCACAAGATGGCTCAGCTTTAGTATATGATTCTGGAACAGAAACCTGGGTAGCTGGAGTAGCTGGTGGAGGAGGTGGATTAACTGATGTTTCTATGGGAGGAATTTCAGACACATCACTTGGAACAGTAGCTGATGGAGATTTAATTCAATATACAGGTGCTACAGAAACATATGATAATGTCACACCTGTTGATGTTAGTTCATTAACAGTTGATATTTCTTCTTTAGTTATAGATGCAAGTGATTACTTTATACAAGGAGTTGGAAATTTAGTAGAAGTTTCAACAGGTGGAATAGGTGCACCTCAAGATGGTAGTGCTTTAGTGTATAATTCTGATGGTTATTGGGAATATGGAGTAGCTGGTGGAGGTGGTGGAAGTGATACTTTCGCAGGCTTAACAGATACAAGTGTTGGAACACAAGCCAATAATGATGGTTTGCTTTATAATTCAACCACATCAACCTGGGATAATGTAGCCACGATTGATATTTCATCACTTTATTATTCTCAAGATTATTTGGATTCATCAATTAGTCAATTAGCTTTAGAAGATATTCGTCAAGATGGTTCAATAACATACTTATTTGAGAATGCTGGCGAAAAAGCTTTTAGAGATTTGTCTGATGTTAGTATTTCTACTGCCGAAGTTGGTGATTTAACACAAATGGTTGATGGCTCTATATGGGAAAATATAACACCAGTTGATGTTTCTTCATTAACAGTGGATATTTCTTCTTTAGTAGTTGATGCAAGTGAATATTTTGTTCAAAAATCAGATTTAGGATATGGACAAATGTATATAAACAGTGGAACTTATGACCAATCTATACCCTCTGGCTCAACCCTTGCTGTTATGACAGGTTGGACTGCAGATGTTTCAAAGAATGTTAATATGGATGCAAGTGAAGGTTATTTCTGGCCTACTGCTGGCGGATTATACAAAGTAGCTGGTTCATTTTCTGTAACATCAAATACGAATAATGTTACATTAACAGGATCATTTTTTAGAAATGAGACTCATATAACTCCAATTTCATTTCAAAGAAAGATTGGTACTGGGTCTGATGTTGGTGCTATGGGATTTGCTGGAATTATAACAATGGATGCAGATGCCTCTATTTCAATGAGGATGAAACACGATTCTGGTGGAGCAGTTACAGTTAGAATAGTAGAAGGAAATATAAATGTTCATAGAATAGGAGAGAGTTAATTTAACAAAAGTTTAAAAAACAAACAGTTAGTAAAATAATATAAAATAATATGGGCAATAAGTATTTACAATATAACAATAAGTTCGCTGGATGGAATGGAAATCCTATGCAAATAGATGTGCCTGGTGGAGGTGGTTCATATCCGACTGATGGGTTAACACATTATTGGGGGATAGATGAAACCTCTGGAACTGATATAGCCGATAGCGTTGGTTCATTTAATGGCACATTATATAATGGAAGTTTAAATGCAAGTGGGAAAAATGAATACTGTTTAAGTTGGAACTCCGCGGCAAACTCAGCAATTAGAATGGGAGACGTCCTATCTGTGGAGAAGGCAACAACATATTCGACATCTTTATGGTGGAAATTAGATACAGCAAGTGACCCAGGTGAAGGTTTCTTAATTGGAAAAGCTATGAGTTCATCACCATACAAAGGATGGATTTATCATTTTAGTTGGTCGACACACATATATTGGGATATATTCGCATCATCTGGTTCGAATCAACAGCGAATCGCAGCAGATGACAATTTAACAGGTGATACAGATTGGCACCACTTTGTAGCAACTTATGATGGAACAGATGCAACTGGGATGCTTATGTATATTGATGGGACATTAGCAGACACGACAATTTCAACAAATAACTTATCAGATTCGACTTATAATTCAGCAGCTCAATTTACAATTGGAAATAGAACAACAAGTAGTAGTGCATTTAAAGGTAGAATAGATGAAGTAGGATATTGGAATAGAGTTTTAACAAGTGATGAAGTAGCAACATTATGGAATGATGGTGATGGATTATTTTATTCGTAAAAACATATAAAAAATGGAACTTAAACCAATTATTAACAAACAAGAATTTGGACAATTTAGAACAGACACAGAACTTAAATCTGATTTAGCTTATTACAAAATGTATACGGTGCTAAATGATAAAGATTTCCCATTAACTTATAGTGAAATGGTAGATGCTATTTCAAAAACAGCCCAAAGCATTGATAAAGATTTTAAAATAAAAAGTTTAAAATGAAATTAGCAATAGACACAGACAATAAGATATTTGCACTTGATGCAAGTTTAATAGACTTTGAGGCTTGGGTAGGCGGAGATACACCAAACTGGCCAACAGATGAGATTATATTAGCAGCGAATTTCGATAGCAATTTAACAGATTATTATGGGAATGATGGAGCCTGGTCTGGAACTCCGTTATATGATGCAACAGGATTCAAGGACGGAAATGGATGCTTGGATATGACTCCGATAGCGAATACAGCTTATGTCGATTTTACGGATGTAGATTCATATTTTTATGATGCTTTCTCAGCTGGTGGATTCTCCTTATCCTTTTGGATGTGGAACGATTATGCTGGCTCCGGAACAACACAACAATGGAAATACTTTATGAATTACGGCTTGGGATATGCTCCAAATAATGGGTGGGATTTAACAAGATATGGACACAGTGAGATATTCATTAATAGATTTAATAATAATATAAATGGCAATGAATTAAGCGCTTGGAATGATAAAAGTTGGGATCATTTTATTTACTCAGCAAATTGGACAACTGGGAATTTATTAATATACAAAAATGATGTTAAAACATTAGATAAAACTGGCTCTTTTTCAGCTATATCTGACGTTGGACATAGTTTAAGATTAGGGGCAGACCCCGCTGGAAGTCAAAACACAGTTTTAACGAAAATTGGACCGTTGCGTGTTTATAATAAGATACTTACGTCAGCTGAGAGAACACAATTATATGAAGAATTTGATTAAAAAATAGAAAATATGAAGAGATTAATAATTGAAAATGAAGTGCATAACGTTGGGGTAGACAATAGAAAAAATTATATGATATGTCATATAATGCAAGTTTTGGATTTATATTCTGAAGAATATTTTGGTGAAGAATTACAACAATTTGCTGATATTCAGTCATATTTAGAAAATTGGGGAGAGAGTTTAAAATAAAAGACTAAAATGGATATTATAAAAAATACAGCAGGTAGCATATTATCATATAATGGAACCCCTTTGGGAACGACTTGGGGAGCAGCACCAAGTCCTACTTTCCCAACTGATGGACTTGTAGCAAGATGGCAGTTTGAAGATGATTTAACAGATTCTTGGGGTAGTTATGACTTAACTGGAAATTCAACAATTACATACGATACTGGATTGGTTGGTGAAGCTTTTGATTCATTAAATAATAGGTATTTGTATACAACAGCAAGTGCAGTATATAGCTTATTTTCCGGAACAAATGCTCATTCGCTTTCGTTTTGGATTAAAAAAATAAGAGCTTATACCACCGCTGAAGTTAGTTGTGTTTGGAGTGCAACAGTAAGCGGTGGATATAATAATGCTATGCAAGTATATGAAGATTCTGGGGGTTTTGTTATGTGGAGAAGACAAACCTCAGACACTTTATCTTTCGCACAATCGGATATAGACTTATTCGATGGTGAATGGCACCACATTGTTAGAACTTATAATGGCACGTTATTTAGGTGCGTAGCTGATGGAGATATAGGTGGTGATGGAGATAAATCAAAAACTACAACCGCAGCTGGCGGAGCAATGGATAGAATGGGTGTAAATGTAAGAGGAACAAGCCAATATGTAGGTGATAATAATACTTTTGACCAAATGTATATCTATGACAGAGCTTTAGATAACAGTGAAATATTAGCATTGTATAATTCGGGAAGTGGAATTTAAAAAATAGAAAAATGGAATTAAAAGAAAAAGTAGAAGAAGTTAAAACGTATATCTTAGATCACGTTATAGACAACCACAATGATGGATACGAAGCAAAAGATAGAGCCTTAAAAGAAATCTCTGATTTTTGTTTAGGAAAACATTTAAAATAAAAGAGACCAATGGCAATAGCAAAATATGGAAATACTGTAATACGTACTGGTGGAGAGCTTGTTAATGTGCCTTTACTTGGAGAGAATCCAATATGGGGTGGTGGTAATGCCTGGGAAAATAACAATTCCAATCCACCTATTACTTTTCAAACATATCAAAGCTGGGATTTAGCAGATGCTTATAAACCTCTTAACGAAACTGGATCATGTGGTTTTCCCGATTCAGGATCTAGTTCATGGTACTGGCAAATTAATTTTGGAGCAACTCATTACATAACAGGTTTGTCATTCTTATATGAATTTCATTGGTCTGGAACAGCAGCTGGAACTTGTGTTATCTGGAAAGATTATGCTGAGTCTACACAAGGACAATTAGATTTATTCTATACACCAGAATCTACAAA